CATAGCAAAAACTCGAGTATTTCCAGATAAAACTTTGGCACGTGACCTTGGTTCATCTTTTAATTGAGCTCCTACTAATGAATGACTAGTTTCGTCGTTCAAATAGGAATCAATTATTTCTTGAACTTGAATTTTAACTTCAGCTTTGGGTGTAACAGCATCATCTTTAAAATCTAGAGGAGTTTTAATTTGATATTTGCTTTTTGTACCAGTGAATAAAAAACCCCCGGATGTGTTATTTCTCATTGCCCTATAATAAAAGTTCAGTGGAAAACCATTTTGAGCTACATCAAGGGGTATTGGGTTTGCATTAGTTACATTTTCATCTCGAAGGCGTAAAATCAAATCACTAGTTAAGGAAAGAACTACATTCTCCATAATTCTATTATTTAAAGGAGCTTTTAAAACACCTACTTTTTTAATAAAATTATTTTCAGGTGAACAAAAAACACCATCATTTCTAAAAGATCTCATCTTAGGTGCCATATATATAGGTTTACCATCGTAAGACGATGGTATTCCAAGCAAGTAATCAGTCTTATTGAAAAAGATGCTTCTCGTAAGGGTGCTCTTAGGTGTTATGTGTAAATGATCACTAATTTTCCCATATACATTAACAGAAGGTATATCTTCGTATAGTAATGGGCATTTAGGTCCTAGGGGAACTATTTCGCTGGTTGTATTAAAACGAAACGACCCTTCAGAGACGATATTAGTAAGAATACATCTATCTTTAAGAATTTGTAATTGCTCCATAAGAACTGTTTTATTGATAACACAAGCATAACCTATGTCTCTAACACCAGCACAATGAATCCCGACTAGAAAAGTTTTATATCCTATAGTGGAGACTAATGGAGTACCGCAATCACCAGATTTATGTTCAGGGAATGTATAACGATACGGATCGTTAACTACCATTTTATGATCATCATCAACTAATTCAGTTTTAACTCTTTGGGCAATTAAATCTTTATGTAAAAACATAGAATTTAATGGTGTGGTACTAAAAGGAGCATCACATAAGGAAAATGTGATATCTTTGAAAATAGAACCTATTAGTCTAACGAGTAATATATCTTCGGCTACCTCCAAATAATCTTCAGAGGTAAAATGAGTTTTAATCAAACCTGAAGCTTGATTGGGGCTCATAGAGACATGCATAGTATAAAGCTCACCTCTAACACAGTGCTTATTTATTAAAACAAAATCACGGCAAATGCCTAAAATTTTAGTTCTAACACGAGAACCGTCTTTGAATTGTAAAACTGTATACCTAACATTAGAATGTATAGTATTATGTAATTCGTCAATCTTGTTATAATTACGTGGTGTACCAATTAGATTAGGAGTGATATTAATTACTTGATCATAATCCATATCACAGTCTCTTTTTTTAACAGGTAAGGGGAATAAACAATTTGATTGTTTTTCATTAACTAAAACGTAATCATCAACATTTTCATCAGTAAACTTACCACTAGTTGATATATTTCCTTCAGATTTAATATTATTGACTACTTTGTAAGTTTTAAGTGCCACTTTGGTGGAAGCAGCAACTATAGTGAAAAATAATAATATAGGTGGTAAACTAGAAAATATTTTGCGAGAAAAAACTTTCCACTTTTGAAGAGTATATCTTTCATCTTCATAGATAAACGTTTTAAGGAATAAGAAAGAAAACAGGGAAGCATTATATGTAAGATTAT